AATACAACAAATCAGCTCTTCGTAGGTTCTACATCAGAATTACAAAAACTATTGAAGAAGAAAAATGACCGAGTATAGAAACGAAGGATATTTAGGAAATATAAATGTCAAAAGAGCAGGTGTCCAACAAGGATGGTCACAGGAACAGATTGATGAATACATCAAGTGTTCAGAAGACCCAAACCATTTTATCCAAACCTATGTTAAAATCATCTCTCTTGATGAGGGGTTGGTCAACTTTAAGTTCTATGATTATCAAGACAAGCTTATTCATCACTTTCATGACAATAGGTTTAGTGTATGTCTCGCTTGTAGACAGAGTGGAAAATCAATCACAGTATGTGCCTACTTACTCTGGTACTTGTTATTTCAACCAGAACAAACTGTCGCAATACTCGCCAACAAGGGTGCAACCGCAAGGGAAATGTTGTCTAGAATCACAACTATGCTTGAACACATACCATTCTTCCTTCAGCCAGGCACTAAGACCCTCAACAAAGGATCAATTCACTTTGAAAACGAATCAAGAATAATTGCAAGTGCAACCAGTACAGCATCTATTCGTGGTCTTTCAGTCAATCTATTATACCTAGATGAGTTTGCATTTGTAGAAAATGCAGAGACATTCTATACAGGTACTTATCCAGTTATTACTTCTGGTCAAGAATCCAAAGTAATTATCACCTCTACTGCAAATGGTGTAGGTAATATGTTCCATAAAATATGGGAAGGTGCAACTACAAAGGCAAATGCATTTAAACATTTCAAGGTAGAATGGTTTGATGTGCCAGGCCGAGATGAAGAATGGAAAAAATTAACTGTTGCAAATACCTCACAGATGCAGTTTGAACAAGAGTTTGGTAACTCATTCTTAGGAACTGGAAGAACTCTTATTCAAGCTGATACTCTATTAGGTATGCACTCTATAGGTGCAGAAGAACTATATGGTGCAGTAAGTGTATATAAAAGACCAAAGAAAGACCATACCTACATTATGACTGTAGATGTTGCACATGGTAAAGGGTTAGATTACTCTGCATGGAGTATCATAGACATTACTAAAGGTAATGAATGGTATCAAGTTTGTACATTTAGAGACAACATGATCTCTCCATTATTACTTCCAGACATGTGTAATAAGTGGGGAAACCTATATAACAATGCAATGATAATAGTAGAAAACAACGATCAAGGTGCAATGGTGTGTCAAGAGTTGCATTATAACCTTGAATATGATAATATGTTTCTATCAAATACAATTAAAGCCGATGGTGTTGGTGTAAGGATGACAAGGAAAACAAAGGCTATTGGCTGTGCAACCTTAAAAGAAATACTGGAAGAAAATAAACTTTTCCTACCAGATAGTAACACTATACAAGAGTTAACTACATTTGTGAGTAAGGGACAATCATGGGAAGCAGATGGTGGGAATCATGATGATCTGGTAATGACATTAGTGCTTTTTGCATGGTTCGTATCTACTCCTTTATTTACTGATATGACAGATGAACAACTTAAAATGATGCTGTTTGCAGAAAGACAGAAACAGATTGAGGATGAGGTAGTCCCAATTGGTATTATAAATACAGGTAGAGAAGAACCAGAAACATTTACAGATGGAGAAGACCTTTGGACAGTACATAGTCCAAATGACTTCCCAAAATCTCATTGGTAGTATATTATGGATAGAGTCCCAGAAAGCAATAAAGAATTTGGACACATAACTCCTATAGAAGAGTTAGGAGTAGACTGGGATGCAGTTGAAAGATTTATTCTTAGTCCAGAAGGTAGAGAAACTATTGAGAGAGACGATTGGGTATACGATAGTATCCAATATAACTGGGCAACTTTCCCAGAAAAGAATTTTTATGATATATTTTATCAAGTGAGAGAACAGTTTTTTGACAAGAAAGAAGAGATAGGAGTGGATACTAGTATCCCTCATATGTTTCATGGATGGGTGAATATCTTTGAAAAGGGAGATAGAATAGGGTGGCATTCTCACTGTAGTAATGTTTCACCTCATATGTTTCATGGTGTTGTGGTAGTTAATGCCTCTGGAGACTCATATACTGAATATAGAGACCAAAATAAAGAGATTATCCATACAATACCTTCTAAACAGGGATGTGGTCACATTATAAGTGATATGTTGACTGAACATAGGTCATCTCCAAACGAATCGGAGCATCCTCGTATCACTCTTGCTTTCGATATTTTAGGATTTCACAATTGGTGGGAGAATTGGAATACTCCAGTTGGAAACCAATATGTCCCTTTCTGTTAAGTCTAGATTTAAAGAATACTAAATAGTTATGACGAATTAAAAAACATATTTGATTCGGCAAACTTAATGTTAACAATATTATATATGGGAGAAAACTAACATGGCATTTCAAGTATCACCTGGCGTACAGGTAAAAGAAATTGATGTCACTAATGTAGTTCCAGCAGTATCATCTAGTATAGGTGGATACTCTGGTATGTTTAGTTGGGGCCCTGTTGATGAAGTAAAGACTGTAGTCTCTGAAAAGGGATTAGCAGAAATATTTGGTCAACCCAATGATGACAATACATCAAGAGAACATTTCTACACTGTTGCAACTTTTTTAAGGTATGCGAGTGCAATTAAGGTAGTTCGTTGTACAACAACGAATATGCTTAATGCAACTAGTGGTGGTTCTTCTGGTCTATTAGTCAAAAACGACACTCACTGGAACGAATCATTTGCGAATGGTTCTGGTAGTGTTGGAGATTGGGGTGCTAAATATGCTGGTGGATTAGGAAACTCGATAAAAGTTTCTATGGCATCCAGTTCTGCAGCTTTCAGTGCATCAAATGTGACAACTACTAACTCTACTGCAGCCGTAGATGGAACAACTGTTCCAGTGGCAGCGGGTGAGGTTTTTTATGTAGGAGATAAGATAACTGTTGGTGCTGATACCAATCAGTATTCTGTCAGTGCGATCACATATGATTCTGGAAGTACAGGTGCGGGTGACATAACTGTCGCTCTTGCTTCGGATACAACCAAAGGATTGCAAGTAGCAGTAACAAGTGGTTTAAATATTTCTAGGGAATGGGAATATGCAACTTACTTTGATGTAGCTCCAGGCACTTCTGTCAATGCAACAAGTAAAGGTGCGTCTAATGATGAGATGCATGTTATTGTTGTTGACGAAGATGGGGATATCACAGGACAAGTTGGAGAAATTCTTGAAGTATTCGTAGGATTATCCAAAGCTTCTGATGCTAAAGACACTTTTGGTGCTGGTAACTATTACAGAGATGTAATCAGAAATCAGTCTCAATACCTTTGGTGGTTAGACCACAACTCTAACATATCTACTACAATTGGTGTAACATTACAATCATCTGGTACTGGTCGTACTTTTAGTACCTACAGTTTACCAGAAACGGACAGTCTATCTAATGGTGTTGATGGAAGGAATCCAACTACTGCACAAAAGAATACAGGTTATTCTACCTACTTAGGTGATGCAGAAACAGTTGATGTTGCCTTCTTAATTGCAGGGCCAAATAGTGCAGATGATGGAAGTGGGTCTGACAGTGCTACTGTTGCCGAAGCTACTAGTCACATAAACAATCTAATAACAATTGCCGAGTCAAGGAAAGATTGTGTGGTTGTGGCAAGTCCTCGAAGAGCAGATGTTGTGAACAACACAAGCTCAGAACAGAGTGCGGTAACAACTCTTGCAGATACATTAACTTCAACTTCATATGCAGTTATGGATAGTAACTGGTTATATGTTTATGACAAATATAACGATCAATATTGTTATGTTCCAGCTTGTGGTTCTACTGCGGGTCTTATGGCAAGAACTGATCTTGTTAGAGATGCATGGTATTCACCAGCAGGATTTAACAGAGGTCAATACTTTGGTGTAACTAAACTTGCATGGAATCCTAATCAAGCAAATAGGGATGAACTATACAAGAAGAGAGTTAATCCAATAGTAACTTTTCCCGGCGAGGGAACAGTGCTGTTTGGTGACAAAACTCTATTGAGTTCTCCAAGTGCATTTGATCGAATCAATGTTCGTAGATTATTCATAATTTTAGAGAAAGCAATATCAACTGCTGCTAAGTTTCAACTCTTTGAGTTCAATGATGCATTCACAAGAGCAAACTTTAGAGCAACGATAGAACCTTTCTTAAGGGCAGTGCAAGGAAGACGAGGAATCGTAGATTTCCAAGTCGTTTGTGATGAGACTAACAACACACAAGCAATTGTTGATGCAAATCAATTCCAAGCATCTATTTTCGTTAAACCAAATAAGAGTATCAACTTTATCACTCTTAACTTCGTGGCTGCAAGGTCTGGAGTTGAGTTTGAAGAAGTATATGGTGCTACTAACACATTAGCTGGGAGCTAGGGAGTAAGATATGGCTACAATAGATCAATTCAAATCTCAACTAACTGCTGGTGGTGTTCGTAACAATAGGTTTAAAGTTTTTGTACCCAGAGCTGGTGATAAAGCAGAATTCTTAGTGAAGGCTGCAGGCATTCCAGCAGAAACCATTCCGATGGCAGAAGTAAAATTTAGGGGTGCAACCTTAAAGATTGCTGGTGAAAGAACTTACGAAGATTGGACTGTAACAGTTATTAATGATGTAGATTTTAGTATAAGAACAGGAATAGAAGATTGGATGGGAGAAATCCAAGAAAGAGATAGTGGCATTGGTGCTGTCGATCTCGATTACTTGGTATCTCGTGCTTCTGTATCTCAATTGCATAGGGATGATTCAATCCTAGCAACATATGAGTTCTTCAACATGTTCCCAACAACTTTGGGTGCAATTGCGTTGGATATGGACTCTGAGGATGTACAGACTTACGATATCACATTCGCTTACAGTCATTTTGAAAGAACAGTCTAGTTTTCTAGACTGACTCTTTCTTAATGATATAAATACTTTATTATGGACATATTTGGATTTGAAATAAATCGAAAGAAAGATTTGAGTGCATCAAAGAAAGCACCATCTTTTGTTGCACCTGTCAATGATGATGGGGCTCAAGTTATTGAGTCCTCACCATTGGGGTCTCAGTTTGCAGGCGGACAGTATCTTTCGTCATATATTGATATGGAAGGAGCGATCAAGTCTGAGATTGATCTCATTACTCGTTATCGTTCTATGTCCCTCATACCAGAGTGTGACCAAGCCATAGATGATATAATTCACGAAGCTATTGCGACCAACGATTTAGACTCTCCAGTATCTATTAACTTAGATCAAACCGAACTTTCAGACCAAATTAAATCCATAATCAGAGATGAGTATGACGAAATCTTAGCAATGTTAAGATTCAATCACTCTGGTATGGACTTGTTCAGAAAGTGGTACATAGATGGAAGAATGTATTTCCATGTACTTACTGAGAAGGGAGCTCCCAAAAAGGGTATTCAAGGGTTGAGATATATTGACCCTATGAAGATCAAGAAGATTAGGGAAATCCATAAGAAGAAAGATGATAAGACTGGTGTTGAAGTAATTGATAAAGTAGAAGAGTATTATCATTTTGCAGACGCAGGGTTTGATAAAACTGGTTCTACTAATAGTGGACAACACTTAAGGATTAGTCCAGATGCAGTAGTAAATGTAACATCTGGAATGATGGATGCAACCAGAACCCAAATAATTGGTCATTTACATAAAGCACTAAAGAGTGCAAACCAATTAAGGATGATGGAAGATGCTCTTGTCATATATAGAATAACAAGGGCACCAGAAAGAAGGATATTCTACATTGATGTAGGAAACCTTCCAAAAGTGAAAGCAGAACAGTATCTTGCAGATACTATGACCAGATACAAGAACAAACTGGTTTACAATGCTGACACTGGTGAGATCAGAGATGACCGAAGACATATGAGTATGTTGGAGGATTTCTGGCTACCAAGAAGAGAAGGTGGTAGAGGAACAGAGATTACGACTCTGCCAGGCGGACAGAATTTAGGTGAAATAGAAGATATAATCTATTTCCAAAAGAAACTATACAAGGCATTGAATGTGCCTGTTAGTAGATTAGAATCAGATCAACAGTTCTCACTTGGAAGATCAAGTGAGATAACACGAGATGAAGTTAAGTTCTCTCGTTTTGTAGATAAACTGAGACATAAGTTCTCTATTCTATTCTTAGAAATTCTAAGGGTACAATTAATACTGAAAGGTGTTATGCCATCTGAGGAATGGGATGAGATTAAAGAATTTATAACTTTCGATTATCAAAAGGATTCTCACTTTGTAGAAATGAAGGAAGCTGAAATTTACAGGGAAAGAGCAAATACTTTAAGGGAGTTAGATGAGTATGTAGGTAAATACTTCTCAACTAACTGGATTAGAAAGAATATACTTAGACAATCTGAGGATGAAATTATTCAGATTGACCAAGAGATAGAAGATAACAAAGAAACGGATGATGATGATGGGGAAGGAGATGACTCCTTTGACAGTTATTAACCTAGAGGATTAAATTATGAGTAAGAAAAATGTAGAAGACTTAGTTAGTGCAATAGAAGCTGATGACAATATTAAAGCAAGTGATGCGTTCACGGCTGCAATGATAGATCAGCAGAAAAATGCAATAGATTCTAAGAGACTGGATGTTCAAATGAACTGGTTGGAGAAAGAGACAAGTGACTCAGAAGTTCAAGGAACTAGTTAGAATACTAGAGGCTAAAAAGTTTAAACTCCCTCGTGGCGAGCAGGAGATAGATTCTTATTTTGAAAAAGGTGCAAAGGGGAAGAAAGTACCCATAGTCATCGCTAAGAAAGCAAGTAAGTTCAAGGTTTATGTGGATGGACAGGAACTTGCAATCTATAGGACTGAAAAGGAAGCAAGAAAGAATGCAAAACAATTAATTGCACTACTTGGTGAAGATTTGGATGATTTTATAGAACAATTTGACATTGAGGATTCATTTGGATTCTCTGATGGATTAGTTGGAAATCAAACATATAACGAATCAGAAGAAAAGGTTCACAAAATTTAGAGGAAGAGAGATGTTTTTATTGTCAGAACAACAATGCGAAGAGGTTGAGTTAATAACCGAAGCAGATAAGAATGGAAAGAAAGAACAATACATTCAAGGTGTCTTTCTTCAAGCTGGTATGAAAAACAGAAATGGTCGTATTTACCCAGTTGACACAATGGCAAATGAAGTAAAACGATACAACAAAGAATTCGTAAATAAAAATCGTGCATATGGGGAACTGGGTCATCCAGAAGGCCCCACCATCAACTTGGAAAGGGTATCTCATATGATAACCGAACTAAGACAAGATGGAAAGAATTTCATAGGTAAAGCTAAAATTCTTAACACTCCAATGGGAAATATAGTTAGGGGCCTCTTAAATGATGGTGCTAAACTAGGCGTATCCAGTAGGGGTATGGGTTCAGTAGAACAAAAAGGTAATGCACAATATGTACAAAACGACTTTATGCTTGCAACTGCAGCGGATATCGTTGCAGACCCATCTGCACCAGATGCTTTCGTAGAAGGTATCATGGAAGGTGTAGATTGGATACAAGAGAATGGAGTTTTTAAAGCGAAAGAGATTGAGTCTTGGAAAATACAGATTCAACAGACCAAACAACGCCAATTAGAAGAAAAGAAGTTAGAAATCATGAAAAACTTCTTTTCTAAATTATAAAACTTATAAATACTACACAGAAGAACAATTATGTCCTTCGTTTTTTAATGTAAGTATTAAACAGGGGAAAACTATTATGTCTGATAAAGATAATTTAGAAACCATAGAAGAGGCTGGAACACAAGCAAAAGTTCCTACAACTTCTGGTGCTGTTACCCCAGACCCAGATGCTCCTAAGAAAGCAGTTGCATCAGTTGATAAAGCTGGTGATGCTACCAAACCTTCTAAAAAAAGGAAAGGTGATAAGGATGCTGGAGACAAGACTAGTCCTAAACAGGAAGAAGTTGAGTCTGATGAGGAAGGTGTTGATGTCGAAGATATGACCAAAATGGAAGCTCTTCGTGCAATGATTGAATCATTGAAAGGTCTGGAAAAGGCAGAAATCAAATCCCTCTATGCTGAAATGGTTAAGAAAGAAGAAGATGAAGATGATGAGGATGATGAAGACGAGGAAGAAGTTGATGAATCAACCAAAGCTGACCTTCTCAGAAAAATTGCTGAACATTTCAAAACAGAGGATGAAGAAGTCGTTAAGAATGCATATGCATCCATAAACGAAACTAAGAAAGTCAAGGAAGATGACGAAGACGAAGACGATTCAGAAGATGATTCTGATGAAGACGAAGATGAAGTTGACGAAAAGACTAAGAAAGAAGAAGTAGAAATTGATATGTCTGATGACATTGAAGCTTTAATTTCTGGTGAAGACGATCTTAGTGAAGAATTTCAAAACAAGGCAAAAGTAGTATTTGAAGCTGCTGTATCTGCAAAAATTAAAGAAGTACAATCTACTTTAGAAGAACAGAAGAGAGACGAAGTTGTAACTGCAACTAATGAAGTCAAATCTGAACTCGTAGAGAAAGTTGATGCTTTCTTATCTTATGTTGCAGAAGAGTGGGTTAAAGATAACGAACTTGCCATCGAGAGAGGACTTAAGTCCGAACTCACTGAGAATTTCATTACAGGTCTTAAAGACTTGTTTGAAGACCATTATGTCGAAGTACCAAGTGATAAGCTTGATGTTGTTGACGAACTTGCGGGTAGAATCGAGTCAATTGAGCAAAAACTCAATGAGGAAGTTGCTAAGAATATAGAACTTACTCAAAACAATGACGATCTAACTCGTGATAAAGTGGTTAGAGAAGTTTCTAATGACCTCACTGAAAGTGAAGTTGAGAAACTTACAAAACTTATCGAAGACATAGAAAATGATTCAGAATTTGAATCAAATGTCAAAACTATTAAGGAGTCTTACTTCTCTGGAGAAAAAGAGAAGGTTCAATTAGACGAATCAATAGTCGCGGATGACGGCGAAGAAAGTGGAACGACTGACAACACTGTTGTTGACCCTTCCATGGCTGCTTATACTGCCGCAATTAAGAGGGTAAACCCACTATAACTCATAGTGGATAATTTACTTAATATTAACTTTTTAGAGTAAGAGGAAACACAAAATGTTTATGTCAGAATCCTTACAAGAAAAGTGGCAGCCTGTGTTAGAACATCCCGATCTTCCAAAGATTGATGATTCTTACAAAAGAGCCGTTACTTCTGTAATTCTAGAAAACCAAGAAAGAGCTTTGAGAGAAGACTCTGGATACATCACTGAAGCATCACCAGTTAACGCTGCTGTTGGTTCTGATGGGTCTGGAATATCTAACTGGGATCCAATTTTGATCTCACTAGTTAGACGATCACTGCCTAACTTGGTTGCATATGACATCTGTGGTGTCCAACCTATGACTGGCCCTACTGGCTTAGTTTTCTGTATGAAAGCTCGTTACAATGACAATACTTCAAGGTTAGCAATGACCGAAGCATTGTTTGACGAGTCTGATACAGGATTTGCTGGTTCTGGTACACAAGCGGGAACTGATCCTTTCGGTGATGCTGCTGCTTATGCTACTGGTACTGGTATGACAACTGCCGCTGGGGAAGCACTCGGTGACTCTGCTAGTAACGCGTTTGCTTCAATGGCTTTTACCATTGAGAAAGCAACTGTTACTGCTCAAACAAGAGCATTAAAAGCAGAGTATACTATTGAGCTTGCTCAAGACCTTAAAGCAATTCATGGTCTTGATGCAGAAACAGAACTTGCTAATATCTTGTCTGCTGAAATCCTATCGGAAATCAACAGGGAAGTAGTTAGAACTGTTAACTTGCAAGCCAAAACTGGTGCTCAGTCTGGTACTGCTAACGCTGGTCGATTTGACCTAGATGTTGATTCATCTGGTCGTTGGTCTGTTGAGAAGTTCAAAGGTCTTCTTTTCCATGTTGAAAGAGAAGCCAACACAATTGCAAGAGAATCACGAAGAGGAAAGGGTAACTTTATCCTTTGTTCAAGTGATGTAGCATCTGCACTAGCTATGGCTGGTGTACTTGACTATGCTCCTGCACTCAACACTAACTTGAATGTAGATGATGCTGGTAATACTTTTGCCGGTGTCTTAAATGGTAGGTACAAAGTGTACATTGACCCATACTACACTCTCGACCCAGTGACTGGCCATAGTAACGAAGGTTACTTGACAGTTGGATACAGAGGTTCTAATCCTTACGATGCTGGTATATTCTACTGCCCATATGTCCCATTACAAATGGTTCGTGCGGTTGGTGAAAATACTTTCCAGCCTAAAATTGGTTTCAAAACTCGATACGGAATGATTTCAAATCCTTTCGTTGGAGCGACTCCAAGTTCAGGCCTTGCATCTGCGGATACAAACTTCTACTACAGAACAGTCGAAGTCGAAAATATTCTTTAATATTTTCTTCTAGAGATTACTATTCTTTAGTCAATTAAAGGGGACTCCAGTATTGGAGTCCCTTTTTTCGCCTGTCTTTAGCAGGTCTTTTTGGTGTTATAAATATACTATAGGGAAGTCAAAGGGACAACCCATACACACAAACACACAGGAGGCCGTCATGGTTGAATATATTAATAAATCTGGGTTCGAGATCAGAGCCGATTTACTCTCCCAAGCACAAGGACTACTTGAACAAAATGCACAACGACAAGTTGATGCACATTACTTCAATGTAGATAATAAACTTGTTACAGGTGAGTTACCAGTAATAGACATTACTGTAGAAGATGTTATCAAAACTGCAAGACAGTTTAATACATTTATCAACGAGAAGTAACTATTCTTAACAGAGAGGGGGACTTGTCCCTCTCTTTTGTTATAAATAGTATTATGGAAAAGATAATAAACAAGGAATATGTTGAATCTAAAACACCTCAAACCGAACAAAAACATGTGGGATGGTTTTGGGATCATCTCGAAAGGAAATTTTACAGGTGGGATAATTCCCCTCATAGAACTAAATGACTACTAGAAATATAGATATTGCAACTTGGGCTGGTGCAGTACCAGACAATCTCTCTTATCTGTCACCTACACAGTTTGAGTTGGTTATTGCAAAACTACCCAATACCAAATACTTTGCTACAGGTGCAAACATACCATCTGTTAGTGCAACTGCACTTAATCAACCTACCACATTGGGTATTCAACCCAAGATGCCAGGCGACAGAGTTGAGTTTGGTTCCTTTACAGTTAACTTTATTGTAGACGAGAATCTAACCAATTGGAAAGAACTATATGATTGGATGATCCAAATAGCACCAGGCTATGACTCAAAGGATTACAGACTACTAATTGGTGCTCAAGACAGAACAGGTCAACCATTCAATGACAGTGGCGACCCTAAACAAATGTACTCCGACATGACAATGGTAATCACTACCGCTGCTAATAACCCAAATAGGTTTATCAGAATACATGATTGTTTCCCAATAGACCTTGCAGAAGTTACAATGGATACTACCACTACAGATAACCCTTATGTCACAGCAAGTGCATCTTTTGCCTTTACCTACTTTGAAATTGCAGAAACCTCTTAGAAAATAAGTGGACAAATACCACTTTTGTGGTATAATAATATTATGAACTTAGAAAAAATTCAAGAAGAATGGAAGAAAGATAGCGTCATAGAACAACTTGACATGGACAAAGCATCCCTTGAAACTCCAAAATTACACTCAAAATACCTAGAACTACTTGCAGAGAAGAGACTTACATATAAGAAGTATGAAGTCCAGTATTCACAACTATTAAAGAATAAGTGGTTGTGGTATACCGATAAGTTATCTAAAGACGAAATAGACGAACTGGGGTGGCCTTATGACCCATTTGATGGCCATAGAGTTCTTAAATCAGACTATGGATATTACTTTAATGCAGATAAAGACTTAACAGACCTTAAGTTAAAAATGGAATACCTTGATGAATGTGTTACCACTTTAAAAGACATACTAAATATTATTACATGGAGACATCAATCCATTAAGAATGCAATTGACTGGTTGAAGTTTACTAACCCAGCAGGATAAATTATGCCATCTTTTTTAAGAGACCCTTTAATAGTTACACAGGGATTAAATCCAGAACTGTGTGAAGAAATCATAAACATTGGAACCCATATAGATACCAGTTATGCTGCGATTGGTGGTAGTAGTGGAGAGGAAGATTATAATGTAAGAAAGTCTGGAGTGTCGTGGTTTCCAAAAGAAATGACTATTGCAGATGGTAGAACTAAACTTAATGAAGATGTTTTACAACCAATAGTATATGATATCAATGACAAACACTTTGGATTTGATTTAACCTACCACGAAAATAATCAATTCACTACTTACAGAGCACCAGATGAACATTACCAATGGCATTGTGATGGAGGCCCAGATACCTATCAACTTGAAGGAAGTAAAATAGAGACAGATTTAATAGCTCAGGATGAAGAACAGGTTGATACCTATAGGAAACTTTCTTATATCTTTCAACTATCTCATCCAGATGATTATGATGGTGGTCGTTTAGAATGGATAGACCCTTGTCATAATCATTCAGAGATGGATTGGGGATTGTTCATAGAAACATTACCACAGTCTGCACAGGAACAAGGGACTCTTATAGTATTCTCCTCAATTCTCTATCATAGGGTCACTCCAGTGACTAGAGGTAAAAGGCATTCATTAGTAGGATGGATATGCGGCCCACAATTCAAATAGAAAAAATAGATGAGACTTATATAAGAGTCACATCAGAACCATCAGTTCAACAAGAATTAACAGATTATTTTACCTTCCCAGTGCCAGGCGCAAAGTTTATGCCTTCTGTTCGTAACAGATATTGGGATGGTAACATAAGGTTGTATTCTTATTCAGATGGTAAACTATACACAGGATTGTATTATGCAGTCCAACAATTTGCACAAGACAGGGAGTATGACATAGATGGATACAGATGGGAAACAGATGTCGAAGAAGAAAAATTCGTGGAAAACTTACAATTACCTTTCGAGGTTAGAGACTATCAAACAGAGGCTATTACTCGTGCGATCACGAGCAGACGATCTCTCTTGGTTTCACCTACTGCTAGTGGTAAGTCTCTTATCATATATGCTATTGCACAACATTTTATAAAGATTCATAGGAAACGAGTATTGATTATTGTCCCTACAACATCATTAGTAGAACAGATGGCAACAGATTTTGAAAGTTATGGATATAATAAACCCATAGATAAGATGTATGGTGGTAACAAGATAGGTGATACTGAGGTAGTGGTAACTACTTGGCAGACTCTTAGCAGGATGCCTAAGTCCTTCTATGACCACTTTGGTGCAGTATTTGGTGATGAAGCACACCTATTTAAAGCAAAAGTTCTCACAGGGATACTTGAGAAAATGAAGAATATCTCTCACAGATGGGGAACTACAGGAACATTAGATGACTCGCAAACACATAAACTGGTACTGGAAGGTCTTTTTGGCCCTACTCATTTTGTTACTAGCAGTGCCGATCTTATAGATGATGGCACTCTTGCAGACTTAAATATTCAATGTTTAGTCCTAAAATACCCTAAAGAAGTATCTAAATTAGTATGTCAAATGGATTATCCAAGAGAAATGGAGTTTTTAGTTGATAATAACAAAAGAAATCGTTTTATTCGTAATTTAGTACAGGATAGGGGTGGTAATACCCTCATCTTGTTCCAGTATGTAGAAAAACATGGAAAACAATTACATAGTGACTTCTTACAACTGGGTGGTAGTTTATTCTTCATATATGGTAAAACAGATACCCTTGCACGAGAAGAGGCTAGGCACCTTTTGGAGAAATCAGATAACACAACAATCATTGCATCTTATGGTACTTTCTCTACTGGAATCAATATGGAAAACCTAGATAACATAGTCTTTGCAAGCCCATCCAAGTCGAAGATACGAATATTACAATCTATAGGAAGAGTATTAAGGAAAGGAAAATCTGGGAAAGCAACTGTATATGATATTGCAGATGATCTATCTTTTGGAAAAAAACAGAATTATACCCTAAAACACTTTAAAGAAAGAATAAATACTTATAACAAGGAAAGATTTTCCTATAACATCCATGACATAAAATTCAAATGAACTACAAATACTTAAGACTTAGAACAGGAGAACACATAATCTCTATTATAGAGAATGTTGTACAAGGTCAAGTCAATCTGGTCATGCCTATGATTGCAGACTTGATACCATCTATGTTAGGTCATGGAACAGTAATGAAACTGTCACCTTTAGTCCCTTATACAAACGAAAGTAAAATAACAATTAATGCAGCTGACATAACTTATTCTGCTGAAATAACAGAACAGTTTCAAAAGTTTTACGATAAGGGAGTTACAGATTGGATAAAGATGAGAGATGAATTAGGTGTAGAAATAAGAACACCAAAACAAGAAATAGAACATGGTGCTGAAATCCGAAATCTCATCCAACATCATGCTAGAAAATTCTTTGATAATGAAATGACAAATCTTCCAGAGGATATGAGTGAAGAGGAAGTTGAAAGGGAATTTGCAGAATGGATTGCAGATCAAGGTGATGATACCAAAGGGACTATACATTAATAATAGCTATATCTATCCCTTTCCAAAGGTACATATTATTTTAACACGAGAAGCTAAAGCTGTCAAGTCTTTTTTTTACTTGACAAGCCTACATTATGAGGTATAATAGATAGATGGTTACAAAAAAGAAACCAGAACATTATGTAAACAATAAAGAGTTTACAGCAGCGATAACAGAACATAACATTGCAGTTAAGAAAGCAGTCAAAGATGGAGTGGAACCACCTAGAGTTTCAGAGTACATTGGAGAGTGTATCTACAAAATTGCAACAAGGTTATCAACCAAACCCAATTTCATTAACTATTCTTATAGGGATGAAATGATTTGTGATGGAATTGAGAACTGTTTACAATATATAAACAACTTTAATCCAGAGAAATCTCAAAATGCATTTGCCTATATAACCCAAATTATATACTATGCATTTTTAAGAAGAATTCAAAAGGAAAAGAAACAGTCAGCAATTAAACAAAAGGCGATAATGAATTCTGGTATCCTAACTGATATGGTAGATACTATTGAAGGGGATACACAGCAGTATAGTAATACATATGTTGAGTTTTTACAAGACAATATGAATGAAATAAACTATAAACCCAGAGGAAAAAAGAAAGTAGCACCAAAAAATAAAGGTGTTGAAAACTTTTACCAGTCCACGAAGTAATGAAAATTGCTATTTTAAACGACACACATTGTGGTGTTCGTAACGATAATATACAATTCCATGAATTGCAGAGAAAATTCTATGAAGAACTTTTCTTTCCTTATCTATTAGAACATGACATTAAACATATCCTTCATCTTGGAGATTATTTTGACAAGAGAACAGGTATTAACTTCTTATCACTTCAAAGGAATAAAGAACACTTTGTAGATCATCTTAGTGAGTATGATTTGACTATGGACTTGGTTCTTGGTAATCATGATCTATATTATAAGAATACATCCGAAGTAAATTCACCAACTGCATTGTTAAACCATCCAAACATAAAAATTTTTGGGGATATTGTTACCAAAGACTATGATGGATGTAAACTTTGTTTAGTGCCGTGGATTCATAGGGGAAACATTGATGATACAGTAGAACACCTTGATACAACTAAAGCAAGTATTGCAATGGGACATTTAGAAATCGAAGGTGCAATGATGATGCCAGGCTATTACTCAACACATGGATTGAGTCTGGATACATTTAAAAGATTTGATAAAGTGTACAGTGGCCATTTTCATATTAGGTCAGAAATGAATAACCTAATCTATTTGGGTTCTCAGATGGAATTTACATGGAATGATTTTGGTGATCCAAAACATTTTCATATATTTGATACTGCAACAAGAGAGATGTTACCAGTAGCAAATCCAATTAGAATGTTTGAAAAAGTATTCTATGATGATTCTAAAGAAACAATAGAATCAATACAAGAAAAAGATTTTTCATATTTAAAGGATATGTTTGTCAAAATAATTGTTATCAGTAAAGATCAACCTTATTGGTTCGATATGTTTATTGATAAAATTGCAAAGGCAGATGTAGTTGACTTTAAGGTAGTAGAGGATCATGGAAATCTGGATATGATGGCTGATGAAGACGCATTATCAGATGCAGAAGATACTCTGACTATATTAACTAAACACATAGAGGCTATGGAAATCTCTGGTGATAAAACAAAACTTGACAATCTAATGAGGTCTTTATACACCGAAGCATTAGATGTGAGTTTTTAAATGGAAAGATTAATGGTAGGAAATCAACATGGAATAGTATACAGTGGGCAATATGTTTGTGAAGGACATTATGTTTCATTTCGTATATTAGATACTACTACAGTAGTGATAAGTGAAATCATGGATTTACCTAGATTTCAGACTAAGGGTAGAACCTATTCAACTGAAAAGAAGGTTCCACTTGATGAAGCAATTGAGATACAAGATAAGTATATTAGTTTAGGGTATGATAAGATTTCATAGTGTAAAGTACAAAAACTTTCTATCCACAGGCAATAACTTTACAGAAATCTTCCTTGATAAAAGGAAGGCCTGTTTAGTTATAGGTGAAAATGGAAGTGGTAAATCAACAATGTTAGATGCATTGTGCTTTGGTTTATTTGGTAGAGGGTTCAGAAAAGTACCTAAAACCCAGTTAGTTAACTCTATCAATGGTAGACATATGGTGGTAGAGGTTGAATTCTCTATAGGCCAGAAGAGATATAAGATAGTTCGTGGTGCAAAACCAAACATCTTTGAGGTATATCTACATGATAAACTCTTAAATCAAGATGCAAGTATGAGAGATTATCAAGATCATCTTGAAAAACAAATCCTAAAAATGAACTACAAGGCCTTTACACAGGTTGTTATTCTAGGTAGTTCAACATTCGTACCTTTCATGCAAATGAACACATCAGATAGAAGGGGTATTATAGAAGATATTCTTGATATTAATATATTCTCTATTATGAATGATATCCTAAAGATTAGAATGGGTGCATTGCGATCTGAACTAAAAGAACTAGAATATGACATCAGATTATCCGAAGATCGTATTGATACCTATAAAAAACACATAAAAGCTCTTGGAGCTAATCGCCGGGCCAAAGTCACGGACTTCCGAACAAGTATTGAAAAAGCAGAGAAAAATAACGAGAAACTACAAGAAGAATGTACTTTAATCCTTGAACAAGTAGATACAAAACATGGAGATATTAATCACTTAGATGATGTAAGACACAAACTACAACATACTTTGGACATAGAAAAGAAGTTAGAGGATGCGAAAACAAGAGGCAACAAGGAAATTACCTTCTATGAAACTACTGATGAGTGTCCAACATGTCATCATAATCTTGAAGACACATTCAAGTTAAAGAAGATCAATACAACTAAAGGGACTTTAGAGGAGATCACAACTGCTTTAACTGACCTAGATGAACAGGTAAAAGAGATCAATAAGGAACTTGAGGAAATAAGAGAAGTTCAAGGACAAATTGACGAACTTTCAAGAGAAGTTAATAAAAAACAGACAGAAATCAATGCATCTAACCAATACATCACTAAGATTCAGAAAGAAATTGATAAATTGGATAAAGAAAAGTCCTCAGATGATACCAAAAAGTTAGATAAAGAGAAAAAAACTCTAAAGAAACATGAGAGTGGAAAAGAAAATTTAGTTGATAAGAGACATTATTATGATCTTGCAGCCTTCTTATTGAAGGACTCTGGGATCAAAACCAAGATCGTTAAACAGTATTTACCAGTAATGAACAAACTGATTAACAAGTATCTTGCATCTATGGAGTTCTTTGTTCAGTTTGAGTTGGATGAAAACTTTAATGAGATCATAAAGTCTAGATATAGAGATGAATTCTCTTATGCAAACTTTAGTGAAGGAGAGAAAATGAGAATTGACCTAGCATTGCTGTTCACATGGAGAGCAGTTGCAAGGTTAAAGAATAGTGTGAATACAAACCTATTGATGTTAGATGAAGTCTTTGACAGTTCACTGGATGAGGGTGGTACTGATGAGTTCATGAAGATATTAACAACACTAGGAAATGATACCAATGTCTTTATTATTTCACACAAAGGAGATGTTCTAAATGACAAGTTCAGACATGTAATGAAGTTTGAGAAAGTCAAGAACTTTAGCAGGGTAGCAGAATGATAATACTAAACAGTCATTGTAGAACAGGGTTGTATAAAGCATGGCAAATGATTATACACAATCTGATACAGAGGGAAGATAAATGGTTGAAGTTTAAAGAAGGTGGTGATGTTAGAGACCTATCTTATGATGTTAATAACTGGCAGAGATATCATGACCTAACATTTGAACAGATAAGTGGTGTTATGACTGGAGAAATTATTATGGATGTAGATGAGCCATTTGATACTTTTTTTCATGACATCACTAATCCCATTGAGCCATTTATAGGAATTGCATTAGATGTTCAAGGAGTAAAGGATAATAAGTTTAGTGGTGATCCAGTAAAAATCCGAAGAGAACTAATGAATATCCCTAATGAATTACATGAACTGCCACCCTTTGGAGTCTTTGGTGCATTCAATGAATGGAACAACATTAATTGGCAAGAAATGAAAGAGAAGGGATATAAAATTGTAAATTTACATAGACAAGATATGAAGTCTTGGTTTATATCCAGTACACTTTGCATGGCCATAGGTATTAATGGTTGGCATGCTTTTAGTGACGAAACAGCAACACAGTTATATAAGAATAGAGAAAAATTTGTTGGGAAACTAAAAGTAAATGCTACTGCTTTAAAGATTTTCTTTCTTACAGTGGAGAAGTATTTAGAATCAGTTCCAGCAGATGCATATTGTATCTATGAATCACTCTATACTAGTCCAGAGGTGTTCTTAAAAGAATGTGAACTAGACCCAAACCTTCCAATGATAGAGAACTATATAACTAAAAGAGTAAAACATCCAGTAGAAAACTATGTCGATTATTTAACAATGAGTGCAGATGAGTTTTCAGAATTATGGGATAAGACTATTCCTTTCTCATTTCACGAAAGATTTAATGTTGATGTAGTGGAATGTGGAGAGTTTATCGAACCAGAAGATTACAAGAGCAAATATTTAAGTGGAAGCGAAGAGGATTGATTTTTTAGATGAAGATGGCATTCTCTTATATGAGAATGTAGTATCTTCTGAGCAATTAGAAGACTGGTATCAGAGAATAAAAACCTTTGCACACTTTCGACAAATGGCCACAGCAGATAAAGATGGAGACAGTGATTATGGTCATGCTAAAATGCAACAAGCATATGCGTGGCAAGCAAATTTCAATTCTCCAGAGATTATTAAAGAGATAAATGAAAATCCAAATATAATGTCCAAAGTATCTGATGTAGATAAACAACAACCAGAAGGATTTGAACTAATGGAAGAGATATGGGATAATATTACTTTTAAATGTAATTGGAATTTAGAACCCATCCAACAGTATATCAATGCATTCAATCATGGAGATAATACTTGGGGACATACTGATTGGTATGAGTACACAGTTATTTTCTATCCAAATAATCACTGGGATTCTCAGATAATGGGTGGTGAGACATTATTCTTTGATGAAGAATTTAAATTTATTCGTGCAGCTGTAGCATGTACGCCAGGCAATGTGGTAGTATTCAAAGGAAACATACCACATAAGGCAGGATTAGTATCAAGAGAAACACTTCATGCAAGATTATCAGTTGTATATCAATGTAAAGGTAGTATATGAAATTAATAGCAAAGGACAACACAACCCTAAGATCAGTTGCAAAGCAATGGGACTTTGAAAAACCACCAGAGGATTTAATAGAACTTAGAGACAAGTTAATCAATACTATGATTGAAGAAGGTGGTATTGGATTGGCTGCACCACAAGTAGGCGTACCCTATAGAGTATTTGTTATGAGAGGGGAAGGTGCAGAAGAAAGTATGTTGATGGTTAATCCAGAGATTGTAGATCATTCAGTTGAAACTGCATCTATGGAAGAAGGATGTCTTACAGGTGGGTTAGAAGGAATATTTTGTATCCTAACTAGACCAGAGTCTATTCGTGCAAGATGGCAGAATGAAGATGGTGATGTTAGAGAACTAGGTTTTGGTGGTATGTCTGGAAGATGTTTCCAGCATGAATTAGATCATTTAAATGGTATCCTATTCGTAGACCATGCAAGTCACATAAAATTAGAAAGAGCAATTAAGAAAAAGAATAAACGGAAAAAGAAGTATGACAGATTTGTCAAACAGCTTAAAGAGTTTACCGCAACCAGAGGTGCATTACCTACACCAAGTGTTGAGTCAGAAGGAATGCAATCTTCTGATAAGGTATCACAAAGCGAATCAGAATAAAGTCACATATGACGATCCGAATATCATTTATCATGGTAGACGAATCCCTTTAGAGACTATAAATAACTTAGACATCAAAAGGATTATTGCAAAATATCAGTATGATGTCATTTCTGAAATCTGGTCTTTATATAAAAAAAGATGTTATCCAGAACAAACAGAAATAATGAGATGGCCAATAGGTGTCCCACAGGAGATGCATATTGATGTCATGGGAAATGAAGATGAAGCTGCAACAATCCCATTTACAGATTTTGCATCTATTCTTTATTTAAACGATAACTTTGAAGAGGGCACGACTTATTTTGAAGGTGGTATGGAAATCCAGCCAGTTCAAGGTATGGTTGCCATCTTTGAAGGAATGAAATTTTGGCATGGGGTAAATGCATGTAAAGGTAATGACCGATACACTATACCCATTTGGTATACAACAGAATGGAAGAATATGGAACTTCAATCACATGGTGGTGAGGGAAGAGCAGGTTCTAATCGAGGAACATTGCCAGATATGGGAAGCAATGAAAAGAATTTCACTTCTCTTCGCAACTGGTGGAAAGATACATACTTTCCAGATTTATAGGAAAAAAATATGGATGATGAATTAAGCAATTGTTATGAAGAGTTATTCACAAAGGTTTTAGAACTTCAAGGGAAGTATTCTGAACTAGCAATAGCAGGAAATATGGTGGTACAAGCTTTAAGGATTTATAAAAGTGTTCTTAATGATGAAGAATTTAAAAGTATGATGGAAACTATTGTTAGGAGTGAAGACAAAATCAGACCTTATGATAGCCCAACATTACAATAGGAGAAAATATGGATATATGGTGGATAATTTTAGAATTGCCTTTTTTAGGTTTTAAGTGGGCCTTAATCTTTGGATTTTGGTACATGATTTTATATTTTATTTTTAGTGGATTTAAGAATATAAAGAATCTATGAAATTTACAAAGATGGGTAAACAAAAAATACAACCAATCAAGGGCATCAAAGCAATGATGATCTTGTTAAAGTCTAAGAGTAATACTAAAGGATTTGTAGATATTAATACTTCTTTGAATGGTACTTGTCTTGATGACAGAATCAATGAATGGAGTAAAACATCTATGGGTAAGAAATATCAGAATGGTGAGAGATTACCATTGAAAGATACATACCCTAAAAATTCTGTTGGAGATGTATTAGTTAAATTTCTAGGACAGTATGCTGGAAAAACAAGTGATCTCAGAAAGTTAAATACACTACCACCTAAGAATCCACAAATTGCATTCATAAATTGGATTATAGACTGTCACGATATATCACACATAATGACAGATTATGGTCAAGATGTAGCTGGTGAAATACTCAGAATTGAGTATGAAATAGCACAATCCTACATGAGAGGATATCAGATTGTCTCATGGATGTTCCAATTCCGAACACTTTTTCTCAGCCCAATTAAGTTCTTCAAATTCAGAAAAATGGTCAAAGAAGCAAGAAAAAGGGCTTCAGAATCAACCAATCTTCACCTAGTTGATTGGTTTGAATACCTTGATGAGCCATACGATTTCGTGAGAGATCGAGTCGCAAGGGTAAAACCAGCTGAATTATATCAAAGGGATGACCCTTATTGGTATGACTGGGCAGAAAAGCACTTCTAAATCAACTTCTTAAATCCCTTTACACAGGGGTACATAATTTAGTATAATATAGTTAATGAGAGAACTTAACTATACACGAACTTCTAAAGATTCCCTTGCAAGGCTACTCGCACAGGAAGATTTAATTATAGAGCATAGGAAAGTTCCTACTGCTTATTTTGAACTTAAAAAACGAAAACTCGTTTGTCCAATCCTTAAAGATAATATGTCTGCTGACCTTTATGATCTATTCATGGGTCACGAAGTAGGACATGCATTGAATACGCCAGAAGATGGATGGCATACAGCGGTATGTGAAAAAGGAATGAAGTATAAAGGATATCTCAATGTCCTAGAAGATATAAGAATTGAGAAAGCAATCAAAAACAAGTATGCTGGTTTGAGAAGGTCTTTTTATGATGCATACAAAGAATTAAACAATGACATAGATTTTTTTGGAATTAAGAATAAGGATGCAAACAAACTTGCATTTATTGATAGAATTAATCTTAGCTTCAAAGTAGGACATACTATGATGCTTGATTTTTCTAAAGAAGAAATGAAGATCATTGATGCTCTTGAGAGAATGGATACTTGGGAAAAAGTTGTCAAAATGGCAGATTACCTTTATGAGTTATCCAAGTTAGAAGAAGTTGAACCTCAAGAAGACCCAAATCAAATGATGGTTCCTCAAGTTCAAGACCCAGATGGTATGGAAATGGATGAAGATGAAGATGGTGAATCAATGTCTTTTCCTCAAGAAGATCAAGAAGAATCTAGTGAAGAAAATGAAACCACTGGAACTGGTGATGAAGAATCTGATGAAGAAGGTTCTGAGTCTGATGAAAGTGCTGAGTCTGGTGATGAAGAATCTGATGAAGAAGGTGAGTCTTCCAAAGATGGTAAAGATGAAGATAATAAGGATGAAAAAGAGTCTGAAAAATCTGAATATGGAAAAGGTGCTGGCAGTCAAGAAGATAATGCAAAAGAATCTTTAACTGACAAGGCATCAAGAGAAAAAGAACAAGAATTTCTCCATGACGATAATAATAAAGAATGGGGAAGTGATAATTCTTATCTAGAATTAAACACCAAAAAAATTAAATGGGAAGATCATAAAGTTGGTTATAAAACCATTCTTGAAGAAATGAAAGCAGGATGGCAACACCAAATAGATGAAGGTAATAAAAAACAATTCTGGAACAATGTAACTCAAGAATGGGATTACCTTGAAGTAGGCGACCATACAGATGCTGACAGATATGTCCAAGAATTTATAGATCACAATCAAAAGATTGTGAATTACATGGCAAAGGAATTTGACATGAGAAAAGCTGCATCAAATTACAAGAAGGCAATGACTGCCAAGTCTGGTGAGATTGACATGCAGAAGATTTATCAATACTTAATTAAAGATGATATCTTTAAGAAAGTTACTGTTGTTCCAGATGGTAAGAATCATGGTATGATCTTACTGGTAGACTGGTCTGGGTCAATGCACGACTGCATTAAAGAGACTTTTGAACAGTGTGCAATCCTAGTGATGTTTTGCAGAAGGGTTGGAATTCCTCATAGAGTTTATGCATTTTCAGATGCATATAGAAAAGGAAAAACTATCGAAGAAAGACAAGCATGGCATCAACACTTAGAAGATCAAAAAGCACAAGATGAAGTTTTTGTAGGACAAACTGCAATGTTGGAACTTTTCTCTGACAAAATGAACAAAAGAGATTGGAAAGAAATGTTAACAACTATGATGATTCAAGTTGATTCCATGACTTATTACAGAAATGATAATGATGCTCCTTTCCAAAATCCTTATAACCAAGTTTACCAATATAACTTAGGTGGTACTCCACTGGATGAAAGTTTACTAATCATAAGAGATTACATCACAGAATTCAAACATAACTACAACATTGACAAACTTCAATTTGTTACTTTGAGTGATGGAGATTCTTTTCATGCTCATGGGATAACTTATAAAGGTGGTAGAAAATATCTCTTCCACGATAGAAAATTTAAAAAGACTTATGATTATCATACTGACAGATATTACAGTCACTATAATGATGATGTTGAAAGTGGTTCTACTGATTGTCTCTTAAAATGGATAGAAGATACTACTGGAGTTGATACTGTTGGGTTCTTTGTTTGTGACCAAAAATACAGAAAGTTTGACAGATATGCAGAACAGTTTTCAAAATTAGATATAGATTACCATGACCAATGGGATAAGAACAAAGAAGATTTTAAACTTTTCAGAAGAGATGGCGGTATCAAACTTAATTGTGGTAAAGCCTCTGGATGGAAAGAATTCTACATGTTAAACAAGAAAAAGATGTCAATTGTAGTTGAAGATGACAACCTCAATGTAGAAGAAGGTGCCTCTAAACAAAAACTTAAAGGTGCAATGATGAGAATGGGTAAAAACAAACTTTCTCAAAGAAAGATTTTACAACACTTCATCAAGAAGGTTGCATAATGAAATTTTGGGAATTAATAGAACAAAAAGCAATGTTTAACTGGGATATATCAGTAGTATGTTTATTCCTACTTATTGGAGTATTTATCAAAGATAAAGCCATCAGACTCGGATTGTGGGTAGGTGGTTTGATTTACTTATTCTTTGCAGTCCTATGGCATATGCCAGTAGATTGGAGCGTCCTCTATTGACACAGGGGTACATAAAATCGTATAATATAAACATGACGAAATTAATAGATTTTTTAGTAATGGGAGAAAATAAATGAATTTAAATGCAAATCATAACAGGTTTCTTGATGCATGTGCAGAACAGATGCCTGGCGCAGTTGAGTTCTCCAAATCGACAGTAAGGAAAATCTGCGACACAGCAGAAATACCTTTTCCTTCTTGGTTGATTAGGAAACCTCAATTTAAAGCTGGATATGGAACTTACTCGATTGAGTCAATAGTTCCAGAAAATTATGGTGCGGTTTCACAACCTGCCGTAGTTCCTAATGTCCAAGTTGTTCCAATTCCAACATCTGATGTTGGTATCAATGTTCTTGATGAAAACTTTGAAGTTATACCAAGTAAAATTGCAAATTATGTTCCTTTTGGACATTTTAAAGATTTGGAAAAAATCTTGAAATCTGGAATTTTCTTTCCAGTATTTGTAACTGGTCTTTCTGGAAATGGAAAAACTTTAATGGTTGAGCAATTATGTGCAAAACTACAAAAAGAATTATTTAGAGTAAACATCACAATTGAAACTGATGAAGATGACTTGATTGGTTCCAACACTTTGGTGAATGGAAACATCATGTTTAGGGAAGGCCCTGTCCTCAAAGCAATGAGGAAAGGTGCTGTTCTACTTCTTGATGAAGTTGACCTTGCATCAAACAAAGTGATGTGTTTACAATCCATCTTAGAAGGTGGTGGTTATCTAATCAAGAAAACTGGTGAGTTTGTAAAACCCGCTGATGGTTTCACAATCTGTGCTACTGCAAACACCAAAGGTAAAGGTTCAGAAGATGGAAGGTTCATTGGAACTAACATCTTGAACGAAGCTTTCCTTGAAAGGTTTGCAATCACTTTGGAACAAAGTTATCCACCAGTGAAAACTGAACAAAAAATCATCAAAAAGGATTTTGAATTGGTTGGTGTTGATGATGATGAGTTTGCAGAAAACTTAGTCAACTGGGCTGATGTAATCAGAAAGTCCTTCTACGAAGGTGCTGTTGATGAAGTGATTTCAACTAGAAGGTTGGTTCACATTGCAAAAGCATATTCAATGTTCAATGATAAAATCAAGAGTATTGAAGTTTGTCTTGCAAGATTTGATGATGATACAAAAGCATCATTCCTTGACCTCTACACCAAAGTGGATGCTGGGGTCTTAGGGACAGAAGAGGAAAACAAGAATGAGGAAGAATCAGACATCCCAATCTAAAGGAAACTCTCCCAAGAGGAAGGACTTAAATCCTTCCTCTTTTTCTAATATAAGTACGAAAAAGTTACTTACTTATGTTTATGGAGATTCTACAGGTTGGAATATAACAAAATTCGGAGCTACTTCTCAGTATGGTATTGAGATATCTCGATTGCGATTAGAGGGAATGGCGGTAGAGAGGTATAATAATCCTTATGCTGAATAGGGGGGCTACTATCATGCGATTGAGTTTTAAAGAACTATGACAGAATTTGAAGATGTAGTTGCCAAACAAATGGAAATTATGCAAGCAGAAGAATGGGGTAAGAAGGTAAAGTACCTTCTTGCACAAGATGGTAAGACCCAGATTGTACTTAACAATGGGGATGTCCAGTGGACTGACAGTAAGACTGGCAAATCATATTGGGAAAGAAAGAATCCAAAAGAAGAATCTTTAGTTGATAAGTTTGTTAGATGGAGATCGGACAATAGTCCAAACAGAGAATAATGTTACCATTTTATTTTAATTTTTTGAACAATAGGGGCGAATCTCACGAGGATGAAGCTCGGGCAGGGACAGGGGGCCAACCTTATACAAAGAGCACAATTATTTCTATCTCTTGTAGTATAGACAGTGCCCCCATCCCGCCAAATTTGATTGATGAGTATCATTGATGAAAGTATTTACACTTTATGGATGGGACAACCTTGATGAAACAAGACTTTGTATTCATTGTGGAATGTATAAATCTTTAGACGAAATGGATGTGGATAGACCACATACAGCTCCAAGAGGAAAGGGATATCGTAATGAATGTAAAGCATGTAGAAAACAAATATCTAAAGATATTAGAAAACTAAAAAGAGAATATGCAAGTCTCAAACCACACTTGACTGATACATGTCCTATATGTAAAAAGACTGGTATAGAGTTAATGGTAGGTAGAAGTCAAGGAGCTCATAAAAGAGGGCCTTGGGTTTTAGACCATTGTCATGACACTTTAACATTTAGAGGATGGATATGTCATGATTGTAACAATGGACTATCTGGGTTTAGAGATGATTTAGATAATGTAAAAAGTGCAGTTAAATATTTGAGGAAATTTGTATGAATGTTAAACAATTAGATTTACCCTTACCAAAAATTCCTAGAGGTCAGATAGACTCACAAGAATATGCAAGGGTATTAAACAAAGAAGGACACTTCCAAGAGTATGTTCATGGAACATATGATGAAGTAGAAGATTACTGTAAAGATAAAGGTTACTGGGTTGATAGATATTTTGACCATGTTGACCCTATGACAGTTCAGAAAGGATTTAGATATATTGGTAGTGGTCATAACCCAGCTGGTGTATCCAGACCCTTTGATTATAAAAAAGGAATACCAGATGTTAAAGACAAATGGTAACTTGACAAATCCAGCTTTTATGAGATAATAGAAGGTATGAAAGATTTAATAATTGATTTTAAATTCAATGAACCGAAACTCCTTGAGGAACTTTCGGAATATGTAGCAGAAACTTATACAGAACATTATGGTAATGGACTGTATCAAGCAACAGATGTAATTCTGGATGCTGGTCATGGTGAAGGTTTTTGTATTGGTAACATCATTAAGTATGCAAAACGATATGGTAAAAAAGAAGGGAAAAACCGAAAGGATATCTTGAAAATTTTACATTATGGTCTGATTGCACTTAGTGTTCACGATAGCGAGGTAAATAATGAATCTAAGTGAAGAAACATTAAATCTCTTACAAAATTTCAGTAGTATCAATTCTGGTATTACAGTAAGAGTTGGGAACGAACTAAAAACCATTAGTCCTATGAAAAACATATTTGGTAAAGCAAATGTAGAAGAGACTTTTGATACAGAGTTCTCAATCTATGATTTATCAGAATTCCTTTCAACAGTATCTTTATTTGATAAACCAAGTTTTGATTTTTCAGATAAACAAGTAACACTTAATGGTGGTAATGTAAAAGCAGTATATAATTATGCTGATTCTGCAATGGTTATTAGTCCAGAGAAGGATATAACTATGCCAAGTCCAGAGATTGTTATTGATTTAGAACAAGCAACATTGAATAAACTTATTAAAGGTTCAGCAGTTCTTTCATTACCAGATTTGGTATTGGAGTCTGATGGAACAGATGTCACTTTAACTGTTAAAGACAGAAAGAATGACTCAAGTAATAGATTTGGGGAAAGAGTGGCCGATGGAGATGGAAGTTCCTATTCAATGAATTTTAAGATGGAGAATCTTAAAGTATTAGCAGATGATTATACAGTTTATGTATCATCTAAAGGTATCTCACACTTTGTTTCTAAGAACAAAGGGGTTGAATACTTCATTGCATTAGAACCAGATTCAAAGTATGGGTCTTAACTCATATAAATAATGAATGTAGATACTAAGACATTGGTATTAAGGGCAATAAGGCCAACTCTCTCATCTAGGGGTCTTATTCGTAATGTAAAGGCGGGTTTGCATTATTTTTTTTGAACACACTGACACAGGTATATTATGGATGAATTCTTATGGGTAGAAAAGTACAGACCTAAAACAATTGAGGACTGCGTACTACCTTCCAACATTAAACAAACTTTTTTTGATCTAAAAGGTGAAATTCCCAATATGATTTTATCTGGTACTTCTGGTACTGGAAAAACTACTGTCGCAAAAGCAGTATGTGACCAGATTAATGCAGACTGGATTATGATTAATGGTTCTGAGGAATCTGGAATAGATGTCCTAAGAACTAAGATTAAGAGCTTTGCATCCACTGTTTCATTAAGTGGTGGTAATAAAGTTGTTATTTTAGATGAAGCAGATTATCTAAATCCACAATCAACTCAACCTGCTTTGAGAGGATTCATAGAAGAGTTTCACAAGAACTGTAGATTTATCTTAACATGCAACTTCAAGAACAGGATCATACAACCTTTACATTCAAGATGTACTGTAATAGATTTCAAAATACCATCTGACGAAAGACCGAGGCTTGCTGGTGTGTTTCTTGCAAGGATGATGGATATCTTAACTCAAGAAGGTATCAAATATAATCAAGATGTTCTTGCAGAACTGATAATGAAGTTCTTCCCAGATTTTAGAAGGGTTATAAACGAATTACAAAGATACTCAGTAAGTGGTGATATTGATGTTGGTATCCTTGTCAATGTCCAAGAAGAAAGTTTAAGAGAATTGATAAAGCATATCAAGACCAAAAGGTTTACAGATATGAGAAGATGGGTTGCAATGAATATTGATAATGACCCAGTGATGTTGTATAGAAAGATATATGACACAATGTATGATACTA